TATTAAATTTACTACGAGGGAATACCCCGCGGTAGATTCAACATTTACGCCCTGATGGAATCAGAGACGGCTAGTATGACTACGCCAACAATGAAAGCCATGATGACGTAATTTAATTCAGTTTCTTCGCGCCCGACCTGAGGCTTTACAGGTTCAGACTTTGGCTCCGCGACAGCTACCTGCTGCCGAACGGGAGGCTCTAAATCCTCCAGCGGACAATACGCTATCATTTATATATATTTAGAGATTAATTTCAGTCTTCTTCTTTCGACGGGTTCGCTTGGGTTTGGCACCACCAACATTGACCTCCTTCACCTCCCCACCAGTGGAGTCACCGGAGATGGAAACAATGTCAGAAAGATCGTCATCTTCCTCCTCTACTGGGGGAGCGGCGGAGGTAGACTGACCCATGGAAGTATTCATGGGTGGTGGAGGAGGCATCATGATATTACCCATGAGGTTCGAAATATCTACACCAGGTCCCTGCATCTCATACTGACCCGTGCCTCCAACTGGGGCATCCACGGCGGGCCCCTCGGGTGAGCGTGTTGTGTTCTGCACTGCCGCCATCATATTCTTTACTAGGTCAGGGTTTTGCTTAATTACATCATTCATATTAGGCATTACAGACTTGAACATAGAGTTTGTAAGGTGGAACATCATCGCGGAACCACCAAGCATCATAATAAGCTTTACCTCTGGTGCGACATTCACCTTCGAGCGATACTTCACGTAGAGCTCCTCAAAAACTCCGTCATAATCATCTACATTTTCCATCACCGATTCTGACCAACCATCTAACTGAATCTCGAAGGGGTTGTACCTCTTGTTAAGGAATTCAAGACCAGTTACACAGGCGATAAGCATACGCCTCGAAAAGCGAATGCTCTGCTCTACATCTATGCTGTACGTAATACGTTTTACTTCCGAACGAAGTTCATCAACATTAGAGTACGCGTTTAATCGTTTATTCACAGCGAAACCCTTCTTTTCTAATCTAGCAAGCTTGTTGAGAAGGTCTGACTTCTCTTCGTCTATAGAAGTGTACCCTTTAGAGGGTTGTTCAGCCTGTTCACCTGGACCGGGACCCATGGGTTCATCGTCGAACATCATAGGTTCATCCTCACCGTAATCAATTTCTTCGTCTTCACGGGGTTGCGCAGGAGCACTCTGTTTGTTGGGATTCACAAAGGCATCCATAGCTTCTTGATGGTGAGAAGCACCAGGCCTTTGCATGGGCCTCGTAGTGGGTCTGGGTACTGGCTTCGGCCGAGGAACAGAAATCTCAATCTCATCCATGAGTGCCTGTTCATCAGCATCTAATTTCATAACATTGGTATGACCCCTGTCGAGTACGATTTCTTCGTCCATCTACTCTCTATCTAGAAACTAAGAAAATGTCTTTAACGCACTTTAAAAAAATGTATGTCTATTATAAATGTTCAAACTCAATCTCAATCGGGCCGACCGCAATGCCCTGTTATACATGCTCGTGTTGATGATTATCATTACCGCCCTAGGCTACTGGAATGCTACTACTGTTAACTATCAGCCCAGGCCAATTACCATTAACGCTGTCAGCGAGAAGTCGCTCTTCGACCTCGAGACTGACCTCGACTGCACCCCCGGGTCTGGTAAGAAGGACAGTGCTTACACTGTTGGTCTTACTCCAGGTGGTCTCTGTGGTGCTCAAGAACTTGTCGGTGAGCACGCTGGGTACGAAATCGCGGACGGAATTGGTGGATCTTTAATCTAAGCTAATATAAATGGCTCTTATTACATCGCCAACTGAAATGATTCCCGACCTTAACTACGAGTATCACACGATTACTATAGATAGTGTGGGACAGAGTAGCGCGAATACTTTTACTTGCCATCTTCAACAGCCACTCAAAAATGTGGTTCAGGCTAAACTTTTAGCCGCTCGTATTAATACTACTACGGCCACCGAACATTGTTACGTCTCTATCAATGAACTCGATTCTATCTTTTCGGATAGGGCGTCTAACGTTCTCACTGGTCAGGCGTCCCTGAGCTTACTTCGTAATTCTTTTGCCAGTCTTGTCACCACCGACGATACAGGTATAATTAGTTACAAAGATGACTATTCGGTCGCGACACAATATGTAAACCCTATTCGCTCCGTCGACAGGTTTACCGTTAATTTGAGGGATCAGGATGGTAATCTGATTACCCCTCCCAATCCCGCCGAGAACAACTTTTTAGTTCTTCGTTTCGTTTGTAGAAAACCCAACTTGTAATTTTTCTTGCCTTAAATTAGTATTACCATGTCTGCCGGTGTTGCACAATTGATCGCTATAGGAGCTCAGGATAAGTATATCGTGGGTGACCCTCAAATATCGTTCTTTAGTTCAACGTTCAAAAGGCATGCTAATTTTTCACAATCCGTTGAAAAACAAACAATCCACGGAGCGGTGAAAAACCAATCTATGTCTAGCGTTATTTTTGAGAGAAGTGGTGACCTTCTCAGTCACGTCTATTTTACTATGGATGATACCACCCAAGCCCTTGATACACAGAATTGGGGTACTATTATTGATAAAGTCGAACTTTTGATAGGAGGGTCCGTTATTGACTCTCAAGATTCTGTATTCACAGAGAATATTGCTGTGGATACTTTCGCTCAAAATGTTTCTAAGAGTGCTCAAGGTACACACCCAGGTATTTCTGCGCGCTCGTTCTTTTATCCGTTGAGATTCTTCTTTTGTGAAGGTCCACAATGTGCTTTACCTATTGTCGCTATGAACTACAGTAACGTGGAAATACGCATTTATTGGGGTTCTGCCGCAACTGGCAAAAACGTTGAATGTTTCGCTAATTACATATATCTCGACAATGAGGAACGTGGTCAAATCGCCACTCGTAAACACGATATGCTTGTGACTCAGGTACAAAAGAATGTTGCTTCCGGAACAAATGTTCAAGAGCTTACGTTCAATCATCCGGTGAAGTACCTCGCCTCTTCGGATACGAGCACGAACGGTGCTCTTACTTCTCCTTCCAACAGGGTTAAATTAAACATTAACGGTATTGATATGAGTAACTATAGGTGGGGAAAACCCCATTTTATTGATGTGACGCACTATTACTATACTAACTTCGTCGCATCCCCCGATTTCTTCTTGTATCCTTTCTGTCTATCCACCAGTTCTCTTCAGCCTACAGGAACCCTAAATTTCAGTCGTATCAATTCAGCAAAGATTATAAGTGAATCTATGAACATAGAACACCCTATATACGCTGTGAACTACAATATACTAAGAGTCCAAAATGGACTCGCGGCACTTCTTTATGCGAATTAAAATACCAATCTATATTAAATGGTCAAGAATTTACCGACGGTCGAGCGTTCGACCAAGGTGAGGTTCGGTAAAAATACCAGAACCGACCAGGCAGAAAATACTCTGGTATTCAATGCTAGTAATGCTGAGATAGATGTTAGTATTCCCGGTTCTGTATACATGACACCTATTCGTATAGACACAGAATTGGCTAGTGATAACATCAGAGTTTTGGCATACAACAGAGATACTAAAGAGTTGACAGATTCAAATGCAATTGCACGAGATATTTTAAATTTTAACTTGGAGGGGGCGACTAGGAATGGTAACACTACTCCGTTTATAGTTGAGTTCAATCATCCCACATCCAGTTTCGTAACTGCGAGTAATGTCGGTATCGCAAATGCATCACCCACAGATACACTATCGGTGGGTTCAAAGGTTTTCGTAAATCAATCCGCATCTGATACACTTCGAGTTATGGGAAATACATATATTCAAAATAAACTTGTCGTAGATGGAGATGCGACGTTTAATGGTCTCGTCACAACTTTACATTCCAATAACACGACCATAAGGGATGCTCTCATAGAATTGGGAAAAGATAATACCGGGAGTGATTCAACTTTAGACCTTGGTCTTCTTTTAAACCGCCCCGGTTCAAATGTTGGGGTTGGGTTTCGGGAAAATTCGAAAGAATTTGCTATCGGGTACACAACCTCGAGTGCATCAGGTCATACCATTACCCCTCTCACGAATGAAGATATCAATGTGCATGTGTATGGTCAATTATTTACACAATCGAATGTGGGTATCATAAATACATCTCCTATACACACCTTAGACGTGGGTTCGAATCTTTATGTAGACGAATTCGGTTCAAATATTTTGAATGTTATTGGAAATACAGATATTTCCGGAGTTTTGAGTGTCGGTGGAAATACGTTAATTGATAGTAAATTGGGTATAAAAACAGATTCACCGGACGCTGAGTTGCATATAGTAGGAAATGCCTATGTAAGTTCCAACCTCACGGTTGATACAAATACGTTACACATAGATTCTGTAGCTAATCGAGTTGGTATAAAACAACTTTTTCCGACAAAAGAACTCGACGTAAACGGAACTATAGCTGCCACACGACGCGTGGATAATTCTGGAAAGAATCGAATACTCATAGGTGAAGAGACGGGTACCACTTTACACCATTCATCAAATTCTCATCTTGTATCTGTAGGTTACAGAGCTGGTTATGACCGCCAACAATCCAATTCCGTAGCTATTGGTTATAATTCTGGTAAAACTACACAAGCTGAGTCGTCCATAGCTATAGGTGAAAGGTCTGGTGAAACAAATCAAGGAAATAGTTCTATAGCCATTGGTGAAAAGTCTGCTTACGAAAATCAAGCCGCTTCTTCTATCGCCATAGGTGAAAATTCGGGTGGTCTAAATCAAGCTAGCAATTCTATAGCCATAGGTAGATATGCTGGTAGTGAGAACCAAGGGCAGAAGTCTATAGCTATCGGTGATAGTGCGGGTAAGTTCAATCAAGGTGAAGGTGCCATAGCGATAGGTTATTACGCAGGATATCCAACGGGTCAAGCGGCTGGTTCAGTCATTATTAATGGCGGAACTGATACAGCAGGTTTTAACAATACCTCTACACAAAATGCACTCTTTGTTAACCCTGTACGAAATGTTAACAATTCAAATATTTTGATGTATAACGCAGTTTCAAAGGAATTCACATACGGTAACACAATACATAATAATGTTCACGTTTCAAATAATTTTACTGTAGACACAGATACCTTATTTGTTGATTCTACAACTAAAAAAATTGGGATAAATGATGCCACACCCGATGCTAATCTTCACGTAGTCGGAAATACGTATATATCTTCAAATCTCACCGTTGACAACAATACTTTACATGTCGATACGGTGAAACATTTTGTGGGTATTGAAACAAAATTCCCCGATGCAACGCTTCATTTGATGGGTAATGCATACATTTCCGAAGATTTAACCGTGGATACAGACACTTTCCACGTCGACTCTACCACAAATTCCGTGGGTATTGAGACTAAAACACCTCAAGCTAATCTTCATGTCGTAGGTAATACCTATGTAAGTGCCAATTTAACCGTTGATACGAATACATTACATGTAGACACAGTTAATAAGTCCATAGGACTCGGAACAAAATTACCCGATGCTAATCTTCATGTGGTAGGTAATACATATATATCAAATGATCTCACAGTAGGTACGAACTTTATAGTTGACACAGATACACTTTATGTCGATTCAGGAACAAATTCAGTTGGTATTGAAACAAATTCACCCGACGCTAATCTTCACGTGGTTGGTAACGCATATATAACCTCAGATTTTACCGTAGACACGAATACATTACATGTGGATTCCACAACAAATCGGATTGGTGTAAAAACTACATCTCCATCTTCCGAGCTTCATGTTACTGGCAATGCTTATGTATCATCCACGGATAACTCGACTTCTAAAACAAGTGGTGCTTTAATAGTCGGTGGTGGCTTAGGTGTTGCGGGTGATATTCACGCTACACACGCCAACTTAGAAGATGTAGAGGCTGATAGTGTTAATATTACTGATACCACTACGTCTACTTCTGTAACCACTGGTGCTCTCAGAGTCGCAGGTGGTATAAGCACCCAAGAAAACTTAAATGT